TTCCTTGCTGGTTACTTGCGAGGTGGTCAAACCTGCTCTCACGGGTCCATAAATCGTGGAGGCAGAGCCACTCTCCTCCTCTCCAACCAAACGCAGCCCACGCGAATTGCTTTGCCAGTTTTCTGTTCTCATTCTTCTCCTTCCACGTTGCTTTCGTCCTGCTGATTTCTGTTGGTTTGCGGGGGTCCAAGTGTGGACTGCTTGCGTGGTCTAACCCTATTGCCAGCAGGGGGAATGATAGTAGTCCCGCTGCTAGTCCACGTCTTACCTTCTGCTTCATCCTTGGCTCTCTCTTCCTCAAATAAGATTCGATAGTCGTCGGGATGGGCTTGAGCAAGGCGCACGAATGCTCTGTCTCTGGCCCGTCGGTAGTTTCTATAGTACACCGACTGCTTTATGGCAGTCACTGTCCTCTTCTCATCCTCGTTCATTGAGCTTATCCTCCCATACTATAAGCAGGTAAGCAATTATAGTTACCAGTATTACCCCAAGAAATATCATCGCGCCCACTCTTTCTTGGGCTTGGGTTGGTATTCCTCCTTCTCACTCACCAGCAGGGAGAGCAATAGGTTCGTCACTTCTATCTTATCGGTGACGAGGACAGGCTCTTCCTCATCTTCCTCGTTCCATACTGATACGAAGATAGAGTTGTTGAAGCCCTTGCGAAACCACTTGATAGCCTCGCTCGCGCTCGCTCCTCCCCACTCTACGTCACCTTTGTAACTCATTACCTCATAGAAGTTTATTAGCTTCATTCTTCTCCTCCTTGTAATTGATGAGACTGATTTCATTCAGTGCGTTTACCATCCTGATGAGATTCTTACCAGCTTCCCCGCTATTGCCATCGACCATCTGCTGGATGGCTAGGTCCCTGCATAGGTCAGCCTTGGCTTGTAGATATTCTTTATTCATCGTCTTCCTCCTTTTCTATAGGGTATAGGTACCCGCCTAGGTCTTCAGTAAGTCCAGTGTGTATCACTAGCTCCCCGCCTATCTCGCTGAAGATAGCGTTAGGCAGCACGTCTAATACCCACTGCGATAAGTCGTTGATAGTATTTTCTGTAGGTCTCACTTGCTCTCCTCCTCTTGCTTGATTAGGTCATCTATCTCTGGCATTGGCGCTGGCGGGATAGCTATACAGTCCCACGCTCTCCAGCCCAATCTACCTAAGTCCATTCCCTGATAGTAAGGGACGCTCTCTTCCGCTATTGGTAGGCGCACTGGGTCGCTATCTTCTACGTCATATATCTCCATTGTTGCGACCCGTTTATAGTCATCCTCTTCGACTCTGACTATCACGTCGAATCTATACTCCTTCGACATAGACCACCGTCCCATAACGCTGAATAAAGCGCTCGAACTTATCGTCATCAGGCGACGCATCCTCGCTCTTCATCGCTTCCATAATAGCTGGGTCGGTGTCATCTATTAGGAATAGGTATCCCTCTCCTTCATCGACTGTCCACCAATCTCCATTCTCATTGGCTAGATACTTAGTCATTACTCTTCTCCTATCTCGCTAGTTATATGGTAACAATCTTCATTATCATTCACGCAGTCGCATCCCTCGGACCCGCAGGGACACTCCTCCTCGCTGAAGTATGCGTCATACTTAGCTTCAGCCTCCTCCTCGCTATTGGCTCGGACCATTACGACTTGAGTTACCACTGCCATCTCATATAACTTCATCGTGCTCCCTCTCCTTCACACTGGCAGTCATAGAAGTAATTCCCGCATCCCTTATGGCATCCATACTCATCGACTATCTCCAGCTTGATAGCTTCATCTAAGTCCATCGTGTCGGGAATATGCTTCACGGGATAGATACTGAAGCTCGCTCCCACTGGCTCATCGTGAGAGTATCGACGGGCAGTGAATATCCCTCCCTCTTCCACTTTCAGAGTCAGCTTCAGCTCACCGTTTATCCATAGGGCATCGCGTATCGCTGCCCACGTGGGCTTCACGTCAGCGTGACCACTGAGATTCTGCCATCCCATACGTCGACCCTCGATACGTAGACGGGAAGGGTTATCCATCAACTTGAGATAATCTTCCACTATCTCTTCCGCCATATTGTTAGCATCCTCCCAGCATATGGAGTCACAATATCGAGCGGGAGTCAGCGCTGTATCACACTCCGAGCATTCTCCCTCCCCTACGTAGCTCATATTGCACGTCTCACACGCGTAGCATTCACACTGCGTTGAGACTTCCACTTTCCCTATTACTGCGTTCATTACTTGCTTCCCTTCCACTCGTATCCGATTAGGTCGCAGACTTCTCCCTCGATAGTCTGCCTACAGTCTCCATATACTGGCTCCACGTTGAGCCATAGATAGGCCAGTGCTGCGATAGCTAGGCCAGCGATTACCCTCTTCATACTTGCGCTCCATTCTTCATAGGTGCGCCGCAGATAGCGCAAGGGAGATAGTCGAGCTTGAGTAGGTCAGCTCTCTGACTCATCGCATAAGGGTCATACTCGCGGGAGTAGCTTCCCTCATAGGTCCACTCGCTGCCGCTGTAATCGAATCGGTGCGGCCCGTCGCTATCTACTGCGTCTCCAGTGCAATAGATGGACGCATCCTCCATCACTAGCGCATACTCCTCATCCATCGAGAAGATGCGTGGACGGGTATAGCCGCCGCGTACGTCAGCTCCCCCGTGAATCTGAAGCGCTACTAGGTACTCTTCTCCAGTGTAATAGACGCAGTACTGAATCACTTGAGAGAGAATTGACTCGTGGTTATAGCTGTTATCAGTAAACACTAGCTTCCATCCCATAGACTGCGGGAAGCTCTCCATTATCTCAAGCCAATAATCGTCACGCTTAGCGGCGTAATCGTTGAGCTCTTCCGTCCACTCCTCCGAGTAGGTCAACTTCTCGGTTAGGTGATGGAAAGTCGAGAGGGTCGCGTCATAGTATCGAGCGTCAAAGTGAACGCGAGCTTCATCGCGGAAGTCTTCCAGTGTCTTCACTTGGTTACGCTGCCACGCTCTCCCGCTATCGCCGCCAGAGTCGAGTAAGTGGCGGCCCGTATTCTCAGTCAGCATCTCATAGATTACTTGCTCGGTCCGCGTTGCGTTCATAGTGTCCATCTAACTAGCTCCCTTCAAGCTATCCTGCCGCCAATCTAGCGACTAGGCCATTACCCTAAGTCTACCATTCTTAGGGTAATAGTCCAGCAACTAGGAATCTAGGCCGCAAGCTCTAAGGAATCTAGCGGAATCAAACCGAGGGTTATCTTCAGCTAAATCTTCAGCTAGGCGTTCAGCGATGCGGCCGCCGATAGTCTCATTCAGCTCGCATATTGTGGAGAAGTGAGCAAACACTCTGGATATCAACTCATAATCTTTACGTGTCACGACTATGCTCCCTTCTGGACTCGACGGGCATCGATTCCGAGCTTTAGGCCCGTTACCATATGGTTCAGATAGGCCCAATACTCCAGAGCTTCAGCGTAATTATCCTCTTTGATAGCTCGCTGGATAATTGCGAGAGCTGACTTACCACCGACTGCGAGCTGATTGAGCTCTGACTTGGTTACTTGCTTCATTCTAGTTTACCCTTCTAGTAAGTTCATCTAGCTAATCTAGCTAGTAAGAGAAGATTACCATAGTTAGGGTAAGTGTCAACAAGTAAAGCTGCGGCGTGTCGGTTATGACTGGACATATCTAGACGGGTCGAAAGTCTCGAGGATAGGTTGAGACTTAGTTGAACTTTCAACTATCAGCGGCGGGTTGAGATAGTGGCGCGGACCAGTGAGACGGGTTGAGCTGGACCGTATCGGTCCAGAGCTGCAGCGGTTTATTATCTATCGGCAGAGAATTATTACGAGGCGCGAGAGTGCCGAGGGGGTAGCACGCCCATAACTTTATTATGAAAGTTATCCACATCTTTATCCACAGTCTCACTATGTGAGACGAGATAGGCACAGCAAAAAACGACGACGCGGGGGTGTTGAATTGCGCGGCGGCGTATACTGTACTCCCTCACAAAATTTCTCGACTAAAGTCGATCCCTTTTGCTTCGTCCGTATTGTCCGTATTATACCGCTATATCTGTGACGTTAGTCACATCTATAAAGATTTTTTGCCATTATGCGGGAAATGACTTTTTTTTCCCGCCTAATATACAGTAGGGAGCAAATGCGACCACCAGTCCAGCATTTGCGACCGTTCAGTGGGCTGCGCTCACGCTACGCCCTTTAGGGTGTAGGGGGAAGCAGACCTACCTCGCGTTGGCCTGTAGGCTGAACGCGAGAGCCTGCGCCGCGATAGCGTAGCGCAAGCGGCGCTACATTTTAGTGGGGATAAATCTATCTCCCGATGGGAGAGTTACTGTGGCTGAGAATACCGCTGAGATTGCAAAGCGGGTCATCCTTACAGCAGTAGCTGAAGGAATGACTGTAGAACAAGCGGTAGCCTCCGCAGGACGTTCTATGAAGTCCTACGAGTACTACCGCCGTACAGATCCTGGCTTCAAAGATAAGATGGATAGAACGAGGCTAGGCCTACGTTCCAAGAACTTTGCAGATACTGAAGCACACGAATTAGACTTTGCTGGCTTTCGCCAGCGCTATCTCCACCAGAAGACCTTTGCCCACCAGCAGAACCTGGTGGATGTGATAGAGGCTAAAGCCCCTTCTTGGCACCACCCCTCTATGAAGTACGAGAAGGGTACCGCTGATAACCGTATCCTTATTAACATCCCACCGAACCACGCCAAGTCCATCACCATCACTGTGGACTATGTGACTTGGAAGGTAGCCTCCAACCCTAACTTTAGAGTTTTGATAGTCTCTCAGACTCAACAGCTTGCAGCAGACTTCCTCTACGCCATCAAGCAAAGACTTACTCATCCGATGTATGAAGACCTGCAGAGCGCTTACGCCGCAGGCGTCGGCTTTAACTCTAAGTCTGCATCGTGGCAAGCCACCCGCGTAGTCTTTGGAGATGAACTCCGTGAGTCTAGCGAAAAAGACCCCAACATTGAAGCCGTAGGTATCGGCGGTCAGATTTACGGTAAGCGTGCCGATATGATCATCGTAGATGATGCTGTTACCTTAAAGAACGCTAATGAGTTTGAGAAGCAGATTCGCTGGCTCACCCAAGATGTACGCTCCCGTCTTAACCCGACGGGTAAGTTGGTAGTAATCGGTACCCGCGTTGCTTCAGTAGATTTATACAAAGAACTACGAAACCCTGACAGATATCCAGGTGGCTTGGTCCCGTGGACATATCTGGCTATGCCAGCTCTACTTGAGACAGATGAAGACCCAGAGAAGTGGGTTACGCTCTGGCCTTATTCAGATCAACCCTTTGATGGTCAGACTGAAGACCATAAGACAGAAGAGGGATTATATCCCCGCTGGTACGGACCGCATTTATACAACGAACGTCAAGCAATGGATGCAAGTACTTGGGCTTTAATTTACCAACAGCAGGATGTTTCTGATGATGCCATCTTTGACCAAGTATGTGTGAAAGGTTCTATTGATGGAATGCGAAAAGCAGGACGTCTGGTACCTGGCAATCCTGGTCACCCCAAAGACCTCACGGGTTTTAGTTTCGTCTGTGGCCTCGACCCAGCTATGGTCGGAGATACAGCAGCGGTATGTTACGCAGTTGATCGTCACTCTCATAAAAGGTACATTGTTGACGCTACTAAGATATCGCGTCCTACCCCTGCTCAAATCAGGACGCTTATACTCGATTGGACTAATCTTTACAATCCTGCCGAATGGATTGTTGAACGTAATGCTTTTCAGTCCTTCCTTACCCAAGATGAGGGAATTAGATCCTTCCTTGCTACCAAAGGTGTGATTTTGCGTGAACACCACACAGGAAATAACAAATGGGACTCAGGATTCGGAGTTGCCAGTATGTCCACTTTGTTTGGAACGAAGCAGCCTGATGGTAAACACCATCGAGATAATCTTATCCATCTTCCTTCGGATCAAACAGAGAATATCAAAGCGTTAATGGAGCAACTTATTACCTGGTCTCCGACGACTAAGGGCAAGACAGATATGGTGATGGCCCTCTGGTTCTGTGAGATCAGAGCACGTGAGTGGCTCAACCAAGGTTTACACCAGACCCACCATATGAAAAACCCATTCTTATCACGTTCAGAACAAAGAAAACGTATGGTTGTCAACATCGACACTCTATTAGCAGAACAGAACAGGACGTTTGTGTAATGGCAAAGAAGAAAGCACCCGCAAAGCCTAAAGGCAAAACTTCAGAGAAAGTCAAGAAGAGCGCTAGCCCTCGTAGCAATGTAAGAGTGCGTCCTGAAGTTGCTAAGAAAACTCAGCCACAAAAAGAGTACAACAAGTATCAAACTTGGAAGACTGAACAAGCAGCAAGTGGTAATGCTGCTCGTCAAGAGGCTAAAGCAGTAAAAGCCAAAAATGACGGAGACACACTAAGGGGCAAGTCAAAAAGAGTAATCAAAATTCGCACAGGTGGCGGTATGGGCGGAATGTTCGGCACGAAGAACCGATGATTAAGAAACCAAAGCCTGTCAAATCTGCCGAGCAGAAGAAGATGGACAAGTTAGTAAAGCAGTACATTCCCCAAAATAGAACTGGCCTAACGTCCAGAATCATTGTCCAAGGACAACCTGGCGCTGGTATGAAGTGGAAGTAGGATAAATGTTATCAACCAAAGAGGTCATTGCGAAGGTAGCACGCCTTCAGACTAAGTACGCCAAACGCGACCAGCGTATGCGTGACGTTCTATCCGTGCGTCAGGGAGACATTGCGCGAGTATTTCCTGCAATGTTCTCAGAAGACTACCCCAAGCCTCTCGTTGCTAACTTCATCGATGTAGCTGCAAAAGACTTAGCAGAGGCAATGGCACCATTGCCATCCTTTAACTGCTCTGCTACCAATATGGTCTCCGATTCTGCACGCAAAGCGGCAGATACCAGAACCCGTATTGCTGGTCACTACATCTCTGGATCTGAACTACAAATCCAAATGTATGCTGGAGCAGACTGGTTTAACACCTACGGAATGCTACCTGCCATCGTTGAGATGGATTATGAGACCAACAATCCGAAGATTAGATTGCTAAATCCATTTGGTGTCTACCCAGAAATTGATAGATTTGGTAGAACCATCTCATTAACACAGATTGTGCAGACTGATACAGAGTCGTTAGCAGCCCAATACCCTGAGTTCTATGACCAGATTATGGGCAAGAACCTTTATACACAAGGCTCACCGCTACTATCTTTGGTTCGCTATCACGACAAAGACCAAGATTTAATCTTCCTTCCAGAGCGCCAGAACCTCATTCTTTCCAATACGCCTAACCCAACAGGTCGTTGCCTAGCATCCGTAGCTGTTCGTCCATCTATTGATGGAGAAGCACGTGGACAATTCGATGATGTGCTCGCAGTACAACTCGCTAGAGCACGCTTTGCAGTCCTACAGATTCAAGCAGCAGAGAAATCTATCCAAGCACCGATTGCTATTCCGCAGGATGTCCAAGAACTTGCCCTTGGCCCTGATTCGATTATGCGTTCTGCTAATCCTCAAGCAATCCGTCGTGTGCCACTAGAACTTCCTAATGGAGTATTTACCGAATCTGGTGTACTAGAGCGCGAACTTCGTATGGGTGCTCGTTATCCAGAGACCCGCAGCGGTGATATCTCAGCATCTGTCATTACAGGACGTGGTGTACAAGCCCTACAAGCAGGCTTTGATACACAAATCCGTGCAGCACAAGCACAGTTTGCACGCCTCTTTACTGAACTTGTATCAATGTGCTTTGAGGTAGACGAGAAAGTCTTTGGCAGTATGACCAAAGAAATCAAAGGTATTGATGATGGTACCCCATTCAATCTGAAGTATGTACCAAGTCGCGCTATCAATGGCGAATATGGTGTAGATGTCCGTTACGGCATTATGTCTGGTATGGATCCTAACCGTGCCATCATTGCATTACTACAGATGCGTAGCGATAAGTTGGTATCACGTGACTATGTACGTCGTGAAATCCCGATGGAGTTAAATGTTACCCAAGAAGAACAACGTATTGACATTGAAGAGATGCGTGATTCTTTGCGTGTTGCTGTTGCTCAGTATGCACAAGCAATTCCCGCGCTTGCAGCACAAGGCCAAGATCCTTCTCAGATTATTGGAAGAATTGCTACAGTCATACAAGGTCGTCAAAAGGGTCTCCAACTCGAAACGATAGTTGAGAAGGCTTTTGCACCTGAACCACAACCTGAAATTCCAGCGGCAGGTATGGCCCCCGTTCCTGCCTCGCAGCCAACTCCAGAACAAATGGGTGCGGCCCCTGCTGCTGGACCACAAGTTCCGCAAGGAAGACCCGATATCGCAACGTTGCTTGCGTCTATTGCAGGCTAAGGAGGTGCAACAATGAAACCAAAGGCAGCAAAGCCAGCAAAGGCTGTAGCAGCAAAACCACTTATGGGAAAGAAGGATACTTCTAAGCCAGCAGGACCAGGCAAAGTAGTATTCCCTTACACCCCAGCAGGTCGTAAAGGCAAGAAGAAGTAGTTTTAATCGAGAGGACAGAGCGTGCAACAAGATCCTGATTATGTACCACGCTCTGTTCGTCTCGCTGACGTTTTAGTAGTATTTGCAGGATTCTTTCACAACTTAGTGGCAGCACTTCACACATTTGCTGAAGAGATACTCGATGTAGCCACATATAACGCAATTAGAAATGCTCAAGTTAATAAGGCTTGGGAACAGTTCGCACAAGATTTAGAAACGATGGAGGATAACAATGGCTGAACCAGTGAACCCTTTGGCTGGAGTATCAGGTCCAGGTAAGTTCTCTGTCAGAGACGATATTCCTTCATCATCCTATGGAGAAGGTGTTGAGACCGCCGCTATTAAGGCAGGTGCTCCACTAGCAAAGACAGCAGATGTACGCCCAACCTCTTTATCAGCACAAGGTATGGCTCCAAGTCAGATGGAAAAGATTACGCCACTATATGCGCCATCACAACGTCCTGACGAGCCTATTACCGCAGGAAGTATTATGGGTGCTGGCCCTGGGCCAGAGGCTTTAGGTATGAATGCAGCAGCGCCTCGTGAAAAACTATCTGATATTTTATCAAGAATGCTTCCATATGACACCACTGGTGAAGTTGCAGTGCTATATCAGCAGGCACTATCGGTAGGTAATTGATGTCAGAGAATCTAAAAGCAGCGGCATTTGCTGCGGGGTTATCTGACAAAGAACGAGCAGAAGTAGAAGCTCTTAATAAAGCCCTTGGCGTACACCGTGAATTGTCTAATTTGCCACAGAATGTTGCACAGCGTCAGTATGGCAAACTTACAGATACCCAAAAAGAATCACTTAAGCAGAACTTTGGCGAAGCAGATCCATTACAGCAACCTAAGCGTGGCTGGTTGGGTACAGCGTGGCATTATTCTATTGGCGGTCTACTCAACGTAGCCCAAGAACTATCAGATCTCACCACTCGTACTTATCGTGCAGCGGTAATTCCTATAATGGAGCGCAAAACTTTAGGTTTTGCTTGGGATGAAGCCAATGATAAGGGCGATAAGATATTCAATCCTAATCGTTTGGCTGATGCTCGTCGCAAATTTGGCAATGTTCAGACCGAAGTGGCAATGAAGGTCTCACAAAGAGTTCCATATTCACAACTTATCAAAGATTACGCAGATAATCCAGAAGCTCTCAAGTATATCCAGTTAGGTTTTAACAAGGCTGGCACACCCGAAGAGCAAGATGTGATGAAAGATGCAATCCTTTTCGTAGATTCTGCTAAGTATTCACCAGGTCGTCAGTTTGCAAACATTATTGATGCCATTACACCAGGCAAGTTAGTTGAAAATGGTTTTGCGTATAGACTTACATCAGGCGTTGTTGATGCTGCGTGGAGACTTGGAACAGACCCAACCCTTGTTGTAGGTAAAGCCAAGCGTCTTATTGATGTCAAGAAGTATGCACTTGATGTAGTCATCGGCGGAAATAAAGTAGATGAAGTTTTCCAGAGTCAAGGAGTTGTGAACTTCTGGGATCGCTACGGTGCGGTACTCAATAAATACGACACTGCTGTTAAGTCTAACAAGACAGCCGAAGCAATGGCTGCTCGTAATGAACTCAAAGCGATTGCACCTGAGTTTGGACCAGCAACTATCAAATCTTTCCTTGATGCTGACATTCCAGTAACCAATGCTGCTACTGCTAAGGCTTTCTTCCAAAACGCCAAGCAGGTAGATGAGGTTCTTAAGGGTCAGATTGGTCGCCGTAGACCATTGATGCCAAGACTGGATGTTGCTCGACGTGCTCGCATCAGAGCAGTAACCACTGGAAACAAACTTCTCAACTTGGACCGAGTTGGACCAGATCTTGTAGATGATATGTTCTTTGGAGTGGCAGCTACAGATGATGGCATTGCTGAAAGAATTGTCAATAATCAAAAAGAAATTGTCACTATTCTCAAAGGCGATAGCAAAAGTAAGGGTGTAGGTCGCCTGTCATCGGCAATGATTAAGACTCGCATTGATAGATTCAAAGGCAAGTTTACGGCAATCCCATTCTTCGCAGATAATGTATTTGATGTTACATCCAAAGATGCCTCAGATAAGATTTATAGACTCTCGCGTCTAGTTATGCCACAGCGCGAATCCAAGTTACTTGCACAAGCATTTGAAAACATTGATGATGTAGGTCGTCGTAAAGACATTTACTACGGAATCATAGGAACTATTGGCGATTATCGCGGCATTACTATTACCGCTGAAGGTCAAGTTATTAACCGTCAGATGCTTGGCCTAAGACCACCAATTTTTGCTGCTGACGATGTCAATGGTGTCAACCCATCTAAGGCTTTAATCAATGGCAAAGAGGAATCTATTGCCTTGATTCCATCAGATTTATCACCATTTGTGTCGGCCCCGTCTATTCGTGATATCGATAGAGCAGCTGCTCGTACTGGCTTGGTACAAAGATTTGCTGGCTTGGCTCACAAGGACTGGGTTGAGAAGATGACTTCATACTGGTCATTCTTTACCCTTGCTGGACCACGTTACGCTATTCGTAACGCAACAGAGGACTTAATGGTCCACCTTGCTATTGGCGAATCACCTTGGGGTCTTGCTAAGTCTCGTTTTCTATCAACACGTCTACGCACAGTGCGTCAGGTTGAGAATGGTCTAACCAAGTGGGAAGCACGTGGCAATGATCCACTCGGTCTGGTAATGCGTCTTGTCAATAAGGATGAGTCTGAAGTTTACGCAACACGCATCAAAAAGGCTATGGATGATGGTGGCGGAATTAAAGAAGTACGTACCATTATGGCTCAAGCAGTCAACGAAGGAAAGATAAATCGTTTCTACAAGACTGTTGGTCTAGGCAAGATGATGGAAGCAGATAAAGCTGCTCTTGCTAAACAGATTATTCACGGTGATTTAGACAATGCCCTTATGGATGTTGTTGAAGGCGGCAAGCAATCCTTTACAGGGCTTGATTACACAACCCGTTCTTTAGCGAAGGTTCGCAAGAACCGCGTTCGCAATATGGAACTTAAGATGGAGTATCCATCAGGAATCCGTCGCGGCAAAGGCGCTAAGGGCTTTGGGCCAATGGTTCCTTGGGTTGATGAAGCAAGCCGTGTATCGTGGATGATGCGTATTAACTACTACGCCAATGACAATCTAGGTGCTATTGCGGTTGCTAATCTTGACAAAAAAGAAGTGGCAGTACCACTTATTGCTAAATGGTTTGAAGAGCATCCAGAAATTTACAAGCAATTCCGCTGGAAGAACGCAGATGTTTCTGTAGAGGAGCACGCAGGCAAAGTCTATGATGCAGCCCGTCAGTTGTTCTCAAAGAAGAACGGCGATCTAAACTTAGAACTGCTTGACAAAGTTCGCACCATTGGCGACGATGGCGCATATAAGGTCTCTGGTCGTATGACTATTGATGACCTTCCAATGACTGAGGCTGATTCTCCACGCCTTATCGTTGGTCCAGCACTTGTTGCTGTATCTGATAGCGGTAACTACACAGCATCCCTAATGGAATGGGGATGGGACTGGTTAGGCGAAGCCAATGCTCGTCTATCACGTGAGCCTATGGTGCTTGCTGAGATGATTAAACTTCGCAAGCAGTTTGAGAAGAGTGGATTTGAGCAAGCCTTTATCAAAGCGCACCTTCGTGGGGTAGACCCAACGGATGCAAAGAAGGTAGAGAAGGCAACTAATGTTGCCCAGCGTAAACTTTCTGAGATTGTAGAAGATAGGGCAAGACTTCAGACATTGGCTTATGTAGATAATCCGATGGTCCAGAGCCAGTTTGCTTTCTCTATCCGCAACTTTGCTCGTTTCTATCGTGCAACTGAAGACTTCTATCGACGCTTGTATCGCGTTACTCGATATAACCCAGAGGCTTTCCGCAAGATTGCACTTACCTATGAAGGCATTACCCATTCTGGTTGGGTCGTCAAAGACGATCAAGGCGAACCATACTTCATCTATCCTGGTTTAGAGCCTGTCTATAAGGCAGTGCAGTTTGCAATGCAAGGATTGGGCGTAGGAGCAGAGTTTAAGACTCCACTTCCAGTTCAGTTCGGTGCAGATTTGCGTATGATTACACCATCTGCTAACCCTGAATCTTTGATTCCTACATTCGCAGGTCCACTTGCTGGTGTATCTATGAAGTTCTTAGCGAACGTTGTTAATATCTGGTCGCCAGGCGCTGCCGATACAATCGAGCGTGTAACTCTCGGCAAGTACGCAGTAGATCAACCTATGCTTTCAGCATTCTTACCAGCTCACGTCAACCGTATCTACGGTGCAATGAACCGTGATGAGCGTGACGGTCAGTATGCCTCTGCTTGGCGCAAAGCTGTCACCTATCTTGAGGCTGGCGGTCACGGTATTCCTAAGCGTTATGATGAAGACAACAACCTTATTCCACCAACTGCTGCAGAACTTGAAGCCTACAGAGTCCGTGTCAAGAATACAACAATCAGCATTCTTGGACTGCGTGCAGTTCTAGGCTTCTTTGCACCAGCAGCACCACAAACTCAACTTAAGAGTGATATCAACCAATGGGTTCGTCAGAGTGGTGAGGCTAACTTCAAGCAAGTTTGGTATGGCTTATTAGACCAATATGAAGGCGACTACGACGCTGCTATGACTAAATGGGTAGAACTCTTCCCAGACCAGATGCCGTTTACTATCTCTGAATCTGAGCGTAAGACTGTTGCTTACTTCCGTTATGCCGAAGAGTCTGGTGACTTTGTAGACCAGAACCAATCGCTATTTAAGGCATATCCACAAGGCGCGGCATTCCTGATTCCACATAAGTCTGGTTTCTCTTGGGATGCCTACAAGACTATGACCGATATGGGTCTACGTCAGAACAAGCGTGTTGATGACCACCTACGTGAGGTGCAAACAGCAGCAGATTTACAGACATACTTTGACCGTCGTGATAAGTATGAAGCAGATCTTGAGAATGTTGGTACTGATTATGAACGCTCTTTACTTCGTAAGGATTTCAATGAGTGGAAGACGGGCTTCTTTGCTGGTCGACCATTAGTTCAAGAAGAACTTGCACAAGGTAGCCAAAAGGCTATCGACAGGCTCAATGCTCTTAATGACCTAGAGGCAATGCTTGGCGACAAATCTGTCAGAGTAAAGCCACAGCTTCGTTCTGTGTTAAGCGAGATGCTGCAGACCTATAAAGACTATAAGAGTGAAAAAGATTTGTTCCAAAACTTCCCAGGTGGTTCAGTCCTACAGGATGCTGCAAAGGAACAGGCAGTGGTAAAAATACGTAAATTGGCTGAATACAACGAGAATACTCAGAGTGCGTATAACTTGCTTTTCGCACGATTGTTAGGAGAATAGAGTGGCACAATCTCTAACTCAGTACCTCCAGAGCCTTGCTGATGCAAGCCCTGAGCAGAGACTGACTATTGCTAATTATCTAAAGAAGGCTGGTTTCTATACTGGCAAAGTTAGTGCGGATTTCAACACTCGACTCATTACTGCTGTAAGTAAGGCAGACCAAGAGATTGACCAACTTAAACCATTCATTGGTGATATTGACAGAACCACTTACTATGTCCAAAAGGCTAAAGAGAATGCAGCAGAAGGTGGTGGCGATGGCAAGGTAACTCGCCAACGTTATATCTCAACTGAGCAAACCATCTCTAAGACTCTTGATGATATTGCTAAGGACTTACTTGGTCGTGCCTTAACTGACAAAGAAAAGTCTAAATACGCAAAGCGTCTTCAACAAGAACAGCGCAAGGCAACATCAGATGTTGTTACATCGTACACATCTGGCGGTATGGCTACCTCAACTGGTGGCCTAGATGAAGGCCAGTTCCTTATAGATCAGATTTCACAGACAGATGAAGCCAAGGCCAACAGGGTATTGGAAGGTTATGACGTTATGTTGCGTTTGCTAGGAGGTCTACGATAATGGCTCGTCCTGAAGGAACGTATACAAGTCAAGTATTTAATTTTGGTGTAGATAAAAACATACCTTTCGGCTTTGTTGATGTCGTATTTGACAGAACTGGAAATGCTGTAGGTTTTGAAAAGGATGGCAAGTTCTATAACCTTGGAGAAAAATTGCCCAAGAAGGCAGTTAAGAAAGAACTTACATCTGAGCAATTAAGCAAAAAGAAAGACTTGCTTGACAGAAAATTAAACCTTTTACAGACGCAGGCATCTAATACCAATATAAGTGAAGCCGAAAGAAATCGTTATATTGCTGAGTTTAGAAAAACTCAAGATGAATTAAGCGCTACAGAAAAGTCGTTTCTTGAAACTCAGGTTCGTGAAGGCAAAGTAAACGAAGCAGAAGCAGAGCAAAAGGCTGCTGATACTTTGAGATTTGATGTTCGCAGACTAGAAGAACGTAGAGATCTTCTTTCTAAATTAGGCAAATCTACCCTAGAAGTAGATAATCTAATAAAGCAAAAGAATACAGAACTTACTGGTATACAAAAACCAGAAGACATTAAGTATGCTCCAATACCTGGGGTTCCAGTATCTTCTCGACCATTTGGTGGCGGGGCTATACCTGGAATGAAGACTTCTGGCACCTTAGCTGCTGGTACCTTGCCTGCTGCTGGCGGTGTAGTCAGTGGCGCAACTGGTGGTGTAGCTGGTGGAGTATCTGGTGGCGGCACTGCTGGCGGTAAAGGCGGTAAGGGTGGCAAAGGCGATGGCGACAAGCCGCCTAAACTTACTGCTGAAGAACGCTACGCACAGGCCCTTACCAAGGCTCAAGAGCTGTATCAGATGCCAGATATTATCTTCAAAAACATTGATTCTCTCAAGACTTTACTCCGTAGGTTTGTAGACAAAGAACTAACGATTGACCAGTTTGTCAAAGAGATTCAAAATGACGTTTGGTATCGTCAAAACTCTCAGGAAATCCAAGCTCGCTATATCCAGTTATTCAATTATGAGGATCTCGTTAATACTGGTCAGGCTCGTGGGACTACAAACTATGAGCAAGAAATTGACCGTATTGTTAGAGACGTTCAGGCTGAAGCACGCACAATGCGTGGCGCTGAGGTAGATGATGCTGACGCTCGCGCTATAGCAAAAGACCTATACATCTTCAATCAAGATAAAGATAGATCAGTCATCAGAGAGCGTATTGCTCGATTTATTAAACCAGTCGCTGGAATGATTGCTGGGCAACTCACCCAAGATTACGGCGGAGAAGCGCTACAGAACTACCAAGCCTTACAAGGGTTAGCAAAGGCTAATGGATTTAACCTTGCTGATATCTTGCCTAAAGATGCAACAGGTAAGGCTATGACTGCTCAGTCCACACTTCAGGCTATCGCCACTGGCAAGTTAGATGTTAACCGTATCGCTCAAGATGTGCGTAAACTTGCAGCAGTTGGACAATCAGACTTCGTTAAAGAACTCCTTGGTCAGGGCTATAACCTAGAAGATGCCTATTCTCCATACAAACAACGTATGGCAGACATCCTAGAAATTGACCCAAGCGCAATCAATCTTCGTGACCCAGCGCTGATGATGGCTATAAATAAAGATGGAGATATGAACCTGTTTGATTACGAAAGAGCACTTCGTAAAGATGCTCGTTGGCAATATACAGAGCGTGCCCGTAATGAAGCAACAGGTGTTGCAATGAACATCCTTCGTAACTTCGGATTCCAGGGGTAATAATGGCTAAACAATATACTAAAGCAGAATGGGCTAGATTACAATCACGCCTTCCAGAAGAAGACCGTGTCCCCTATTCAGAGTCCCCTGACAGATTCCTTACTTCAACAGACTATGCTGCGAGAACAGAACGATTTGCTGAGGTAATAGAACCAGGCGTTACGCCAGATATGTTCCCATCAAGTGTTACTGGCGTCAGAGCATCTATTCCAGAAATTGTAATTCCCGCAGACACCCAACCAGGCACTCAACCTGGTACACAACCTGGAACACAACCTGGAACACAACCTGGAACACAACCTGCGGGCAATAATAAGTATGTAGTAAATACATTTACTGACCCAACAACTGGTGATGTCGTTGCTGTTTGGTCTGATGGGTCGCGAACTGTTTTAGCTAAAGGCGGTAACAAGGAGAAGGCTGGTAATTCAGCCTGGAACTTGCTTAAAGGCTACCTTGATACCTATGGTCTTGGTGTCTTAGCTAATGACGTAAAAGGTTATATTGAAAGCGGTTTATCGTATGATGAACTACTACTCAAGTTGCGTACTGAAAGCAAGGCTTATGCAAAGCGCTTCTCTGCAAATACGGGCAGAATAAGCAAGGGTCTTCGTGCTTTATCTGAGGCAGAATATATTAAACTGGAAGATGATTACCAGGATATTATGCGTCGTTACGGTATGCCAGATACATACTATGCAGAGACTGTAGACCCTGAAACTGGCATTAAAGTTCAAAAAGGTTTTGAGAAGTTTATTGAAGGCGATGTATCGCCAATAGAACTAGAAGATAGAATCCAGACAGCCTATAACAGAGTAATCAAGGCTGCTCCAGAAGTACTAGATGCAATCAAAGAATTCTACGGTGATAGCATTACCAACGGAGACATTCTTTCTTATGCTCTTGACACCAAGAATGCTATTGAGAACATTAAGCGTAAGGTAGGAGCCGCAGAAATCGGCGCTGAAGCAATGCAGTCTGGCCTTACAACATCTATGGCTAGAGCAGAAGAGCTACAAAGATTTGGAATTACTCAAGCTAGAGCAGAACAAGGATTCCAAGCAATCGCTGATATCTTGCCAAGCGCTACAAAACTTTCACAGTTTTACGCTAAACAAGGTCTTGGTGAATATAACCAAGCCGTTGCTGAACAAGAAGCATTTGGCATACCAGGTTCTGCTGAGGCAGGACGTAAGCGTCGTAAGTTGACTGAACTAGAGCAAGCACAATTTGCTGGCTCATCAGGTGCAGCACAAGGCGCACTAGCCCGCGAACGCGCTGGCTCATTCTAAGCCTGCTGTCAGAACCACTGGCCTGACAGAGAGATAACAAGACCAGTAGCAGAAGCCATATAGAGAGTCCCCGAATCTATATGAGGTCTGCGACCAACAACTAACAAAGGGAGAAGGACCTATGTCCAACTACGACTACGAGGACGACGATTCAGATCTTAACGATTTGGGTAATGATCTCGTCAAACAACTGCGTAAAGCAAACAAGCAGAAAGAAAAGGAACTAGCTGACCTTAAGAGTCAGTTTGAATCCCTATCTAAAGCACAAAGAGAACGAGCAATTAAGGACGCCCTCGAACGTCGCGGGGTAAATCAGAAGATTGCTTCATTTATCCCACAGGATATAGACCCAACTGAGGAGTCTGTATCAAACTGGCTTTCAAACTATGCCGATGTATTCGGTATTGATGCAGGCCAAAACCAGGCAGCACCGAATGTAAATCCAGCTCAAGCACAGCAGTATCAGCGTATGACTCAGACAGTAGACCAAGCCCAAGCGCCTGCTCCACTAGATGATGTCTATCGTCGTTTGATGAACGCTAACAGCCGTGAAGATTTGGATGCAATCATTCGTGAGTCTGGTATCTAACTTCCGTAACTATCCGAAAGGCTAAACCTAAATGGCACTACCCGCTGGTACGTTAACACCTACCACTACGGTCAGTAACCTCGTCCAGACAGCGTACGATCAGTACGTTCGTATGGCGCTTCGCTCCATTCCTGTAATGCGTGCGATTGCTGACGTCAAGCCAGTTCAACAGGCAATGCCAGGATCGTCAGTTGTATTCTCCATCTATTCAGACCTAAGCACTGCTACAAGCACCTTGACTGAAACATCTGACGTTTCCTCCACTGCCCTTGGCAACCCATCACAGGTCACCGTTACTCTCAATGAGTACGGCTCTGCTGTAACAACAACCAAGAAGTTGAACCTCACATCGTTCAACGATGTAGATGCTGCTCTTGCAGACATCATTGCGTACAATGCTGCTGACTCAATCGACAGCGTTGTAGCATCTGTTCTCACTGGTGGTTCCAATGCGATTTTCGCAGGAACTGCTACAAACCGTAACGGCATTACATCCACAATGACCATCAGCGTTGCTGATATCCGTGAGGCTGTAACACAACTTCGCTCCAACAAGGCTCTGCCTCGTATTGGCGAACTCTATGCTGCTTACCTCCACCCACGTCAGTCTGCTGACCTCCGTGCCGAATCAGGCACTGGCGGTTTCCAGGAACTCACCAAGTACGTCGAGCGCACACCGTTCGTCGCTGGTGCAGTTGGCGTTATCGAAGGTGCATTCGTAGTTGAAACACCTCGCGTCCCATCAGTTGTCAACACTGGAACAGTTACTGTCTACCAGGCTGTTGTTGCAGGCCGTGAGGCTCTTGCAGAAGCAATGGCACAAGACATCACCACCGTTATCGGTCCAGAAATCGACACACTACGTCGTTTCCGCACCATCGGTTGGTACTACTTCGGAGGCTTCGCTCGCCTTCGTGAAGCGGCTCTCTATCGTATTGAGTCTGCTACATCCATCAACTAGGTTGATTGACAGTGGGGCAGAGGGAAACCTCTGCCTTCGCTGTAAGTTTACCTAAAGGAGAACAATGGCTGATTACCAACTGATAACACCTTGGCAAGCCGAGACGTGGCTACCTGATGGAGACTTAAATACTCCATATGCCCGCCTTGCTGGTCGTCCTAATGCCAATGGCATTGGTCGTATTACAGACATCGGTAGAGGTGTGAGCCTACTTATCAATGGCTCTACAGTCACAGAGAATAGAACTCCAAGTCAGGATGATCTAGCTGCAGCAGACCAGTACTTCCTAGGCGGTCACGAATACGTAGTAGACCAAGCAACTGCTGATATCCTTATCGCTGCAGGCTATAGTGACTATCTAACGGTGATTCCATAATGAGTAATTGCACTTCATCTTGTAAGACAAAAGACCACGCATCATACGGCGATTGCATATCTGAGAATATGCCAATGATTGCCCCATCTACCGCACCTAGTCGTACAGGCTGGGATAGCGCAAAGATAAAGAAAGACAATAGAGAGTTGGATTCGTACTTCTCCGCAGTCAAAGAGGGTATCGAACCACGCAGTACAAGACAACCTGATATAGATGCCGCTGTTCGCTTCAGTGATGATGCTGGCAAGGCATTTGATGGAATCAACCTTACCTTCAAGGAGTAAACAAATGCCAGTAAATAACCCAGAAGCCTACGGCAAGGGACAGGTCGAAGAGACCTTCGAGGAAGAATACTTCCAGCCATACCCTGTAACCCAGCCAGTATCACAGACCCGCTTTGACACCTATGAGAAGTTGCAGACTGGTGCTCCAGGAAAGCCAGCACCAAAGCAGGTGCGTAACTAATGAAGAAGCCTGCGATGAAGAAGCCTGCAAAGAAGGTTGGAGTAAAGCCAGCCAAGATGCCTACTAAGAAGATTAACGCCCTTGATGCTGCCATTATGAAGCAGAAGCCACTGAAGTCCAAGAACAAGAATCCAGGAAGATACCTAGATAAATGAAGAAGAAGACTAAAGCTCAAGCCAAAATTTCTAAAATAATGAAGGAATACAAGGCTGGCAAACTTCATTCAGGTAAGGACCCCAAGGGTCCAAAGAAGGCACCTGTTGTTAAGAACAAGAAGCAGGCTATTGCGATTGCTCTTTCTGCCGCAGGTAAGGCCAAGAAGAAGTAATGTCCTCTGGAAAGTATAAGACTCACAGAGGCTTTAACTCAGTCCAAATCAAGGACGGTATGGTCGTTCGTCTCAACAAGAACGGTACCGTCCGTGCGGTATTAGGAAAGTATGGAACCTATGGCAAAAAAGACAGCAGCCTGGCAACGCGCAGAGGGTAAGAATCCTAAAGGTGGACTCAACGCTAAAGGCAGAGCATCTGCCAAAGCGCAAGGTATGAACCTCAAGCCACCAGTGAAGAAGGCTGAAGCGAAACGTTCACCTAAGTCTGCAGCTAGACGCAAGTCCTTCTGTGGCAGGATGTGTGGGATGAAGTCCAAACTCACCTCTGCTAAAACGGCAAAGGATCCAAACTCTAGAATAAACAAGTCCTTACGGGCTTGGGATTGTAGTTGCAAATGAAAAAGAAAAAGGCTTTCTGGGACACAAAGAACCCAAAGAAGACATCTAAGAAGTTAACTGATAAGCAGAAGGCTGCAGCAAAGGCACGTGCTAAGGCTGCTGGTAGATCTTATCCAAATTTGGTTGATAATAGCTGGGCAAGCAAACAAAAGTAATTAAGGAGAAATAATGACTCTCGGAGAATTTGGCTCTACGCTCAACGATGAATTGAACCGTTTGGCTAATGGCGGTACCTACCGCAATATGGACCAGATGGTTGATGAGGCACTCGCTGCCAAGCAATGGGCTAACCGTGAGAACATCAATCCTTACTCAACAGACACGGTAGGTGTATTAAATGAGATCGCAGGTCTTGGCACTAATCGTCAGAATTGGTTGGATTTTAATGGTGTATGTAATTACATCGCTGGCACTACTGGCCTACCTGCAGCGGCTGCTCTCCGACAAGTCTACCCAACCACCGATTTACTCACAGGAGTAGCCTCCTATTATGTAGATGCTACCGATGCCTCTGCATCTGGTCAGACAATAACCAACCTCGGCACCGCTGGCTCCCTACTACCTACCACACTTGGTTCATCCACCGCTGCTGACAGCAATGACCCTAAGTTCTTGGATTTTACTGGCACCAATTATGTGTATCTGCCAGGAGTAAATAGCAATTACTTATCAGTAGCCGATGCAGCAGCACTGGACATCACTGGGGACATTGACATTAGAGCACAAGTATCTCTTGACGACTGGACACCAGCAGCAAACCAAATGCTTTTTTCTAAGTTTAACACTACAGGCAATCAACGTTCTTGGAGATTAATAGTAACAACTGGTGGACTATTACGTTTGGGTTGGTCTGCTGATGGAACTACAGAACTAACTCTTGATTCATCTGTAGCAACAGGACTCGCTGACGGTTCCATTCT